CCAGATGTGCTAACTAACATAGTATACGCACTTGACTCACTAGCGTTGTCTGGAGAAAAGCCAAAGTCTTCTGTGGCTACTTGTGGCCGCATAGCTACAATGTATTCTTTAAAAGTATCAAACCCTGTGGGAGGCGTATTTCTGTATTCTTCATACGGTTCCATTACAGATAATACAAAAGATCTACTTGGTTTCCACGTAGGTTGCTCGTCTGTAAATAATTGGTTAGCTAGAAAATATGATTTTCCTGTACTTAAAACAAATAGTCTGTGGGCAGATACAGTAGGTATTCCAAGCATATCCTTACATACGTTGTTTGGTACACAGGTTCTTATACACTCTAAATTAAACACTTCATGTATATAAGATTCTGTAACTGAAGAATAGTCCTCTATTACCTCATTTGGAAAAAATGCCTTAAGGTAATTAAAGGCTTCAATGCCTCTTTCAGAAGTAACACCGTAGTTTTGGGCAGACTGTCCTGTATTACTTATCATCAAGTCACTCATAGCCAGTTTCCTGCTTTTAAATGAGTGATAAGTTCTTCCTCAATGTTTAAGTCATCTGCAACAAATATAGTAGATGTCACTGTAGTTTTGGTCTTAGTGTTATCGTCTTTCATAACAGATTTAGACACTTTGTATAAAACTAATGTTCCATCACTTACAACATCTTCTTTTATTACCTTAAATGGTTTAATCATAGTAGCTCGCATCGCCAATTATAACAGTGTTATTGAATGTATTTATTGTCTCATTACTATAAGGCCAGCTACCACCGGAGGCTGAGCTACCCCCTGTTCCAATACCAATTGCATAAGAGTCTGTATTGTACGTCCAATGGCACCCCCAATCGGATACACACCAAGTTGACTTCAACGAGCCTGAGCTCCATTGTATAACGTTCCTATAGAACGCCCAATAGTAACTATCATATTCGTACTCTCTCAGTAAACCAATACAGTTGCCCTTTACACTTATACCATCACAGACACTATCGGTCGTAGATACATGGATTTCCCTTTCTGCCTGAGCATTAGATGAGAAAAAGAATAGGGGCTTTGTGGGCAGACTAGTGCTGTATGAAGATGTATTGTCAGGTACAAAGGAGGCACTATAAGTGGCAACTGCTGTACTGCAACTCTCAGAGCTAAGGCCCGAGGAAGAGTAACTACTACTCGGTTGGCTAGGTTGTGATAAGGTAACAAGCCCCGTCACCAGTAAGGGGGTTGCCCGGCTATCAAAGGTGACTTGGTTACTATTATTGAAGACCTGTACGCCGTATGTGTCCCCTGAAGATGTTACAGCAGCCGTTGCAAAGATATAGATCTCAGGATTAACGCCATTAGTTAGCACCTCAACATCCCACACTCCAGATGACACACTTCTAACCGCAGTTATAGCACAGCTGTTACCGGAGGGTACATGAAAGAATGGTACAGGTGTCTCGCTAAGATTGAACCTATAGCGCATCAATTTAACCCCACCAAATATACCACTTGAATTCCTGTCAGTGTAGTCTGGTGATGTCTTCTTCTGCTTAAAGTGCAGGTTCTTAAATTCAGATGATATTAAGACCTGGCCAGCTGCATTAGTAGCCTCTAATCCGTAACTCATCGCATTAACACTAGGATGTACATAGATTCTGATCCCCCACTTATACTAATTGTTGTATTTCCGTTACTAAGGGTAGCTGTGTGTGAGGTAGCCTTCCTTGTGGAGTAAGGCGGGTCAATGAAAAACATGCCTACTTTGACCTCCTTGCCTGATAGTGAACTAAAGGTTCGTGTGTCAGAGGATCCAGCACCAACTGAATAAAAGTCTACTTGGTTCCATGTAACAGAGCTGGAGTCGTACTCTATACTTGAGTCCGCTCCCCACATTCTAAATCCATAACTCATATAGTGTACCTTAGCTTAGGTTGCCAATCTTAACTCTAAGAACGCCGCCGTTGTACACCCGGATAGAATCGTTATTGATCTCAATCCTCTCATTTCCTGTACCTGTGGTTATCTGGTTTGCATATAGCGACCCTGTAGTGATCTTGCCTCCATTGATAGTTGTGGTACTAGGGGAGTAAATGTTTGTCGTGACAACACCTAGCGCATTTGATGCTGTGAGCTCTGCCCCAGTCTTAGCAGCATTCGCCTTACTAGTGGCGTCACCTGAAGCTGTTGCTTCTGCACCAGACTGGGCAGCTGCTATGGAAGTAGCAACAGGACTACCTACGGTCAGCATGCCTGATATATTGGCAGACTTCATGTATGTGTCACTCATCCAAGTACCTGGAGGGAGCCAAGTACCACCTGCTGTAGCACACGCTGCTTGTGTCACTCCACCGGACTCTACACCAGCAGAGGAAACACACACTCCTCCGCCTGTAACACCACCATCTGTTATGACACGAAATGGGACTGTAGTTGAAACAGTACCATCACTTTGTACCCCACCCACTCTGAGTGAGTCAGCAGCTACAGTAAATTCACTAAACCCAGAGTCTGTAACATCATTATTAGCAGTAGAGGTTAATCCAAAACCTGCAATATGTCCTGCTGCGTTAATCTTAACTGAGTACTTAGAGTTTACTGTGGTAATCTCTGCCGAGAACTTGGTAGCTACTGCCCAGGAACTACCGCTGTATTGATACACCTCACCAGGTATGTATGTTGCATCATTGGTACCAGTCATAGGGATCCAGAGATCGTCTACTACTGCACCTGACGGAAGAGTATGGGACACATTACTAAATATACTACGCTTACCATCTGCTAAGTCTGCTAAGGCAAGAGTGTTTGCATTGTTACCGATCTTTACCCAGGCGGTACCGTTGTACTTGTATGTGTTGGATACATCAATCGTTACACCTGAGCTACCCGTCTCAGTAGTCTTTTCGATGAACAGGTCATTTGTATCCATACCGGTTAAGGCGGCACGTTGTGCAGGAGTACCAGAGTTAACCACTACAAGTGCATCTGTCTCACTTGTAACGTACTGCACAATAGAACTGGTGCCATCAACAGTAGCACTATGTAAGTTAATAGAAGTAGTACCATCAACTACATTAGAGATACTTGTTTCCATTGTTTGCTGAACCGTAGCAATACTATTTGCTAGCTGTTGTTGTACAGCTATAGTGTATTTACCCTGACCATCCATAATGGACTCTACGGAGGCCATCCGTACACCATATTCGGTAGCTACTGCAGAGCCTGCAGCATTAGTTATATTGCCGGTGGTTGGATCAACTACTACACCTGCATAGCTGAGCTTAGTTGTATTCTCTGCTCCTGCAAGCATAGCCTGTAACGCTATTTGACCAGCTTCATCTAAGTAATCACTTATCTTATTTTCTAAGGATACATTACTAGACTTAGCAAAATCAGCCAGGCCAAGTGTGTCACTGTTGTAGAGGGCAACACTTAACTTCTGTGCTAACTGGCTATTGACTGATCCAGTTAGATTACTGATGTCTCCGTCAATACCGCTACTATCAAACACTAGATCCCCAGTATCTAATCTGTACGCTAAATACTCTCGTGCAGCGTCCGCTACTGCTTTATCAGCTGCATAGCTAACTGCCGTAGCATCTAAATTAACCTGCATCGCGGCTAGTGTAGCGATGGTGGATAGCGCTTGGTGTCTTGCAGAGAACGCAGTGCCCTCCACTACAACGTTTGGATCGGCGTTTGCCCACAGTTGTGCGAGATCCCTATAGTTCTCGGCTACAATAGCCTGTATAGCTGAAGCACTACTTGAGGCTGCTGCGCCTGTTACACTTGCACCGACAGTTGCAGCATGAGTTGTAGCTAGGTTTGCAGATGATTCTGCAATAGCTACCTTATTCTGTACCTCAACAGCTGCAGTAGCTGCGAGGTTTGCTTCAGTTGCTGCTAATGCTGCGTATTCTGCTGCTGTAGTCATGTTCTGTCTCTACACAATATATGAATCGTAGTATGAGGAAATGTCATCGTCATCGTCGTCCCATATTACAGAGTTATCACTGCCAAGGGAAGACTGCACCTCCTGGCTAGGTCTCCACGAGTTAAGTGAGCCAAGCATTGAGATGGTATCAATGAAGTCATCGTGCTTGCTCTTAAAGCCTGCAGCTGACGCTAATGATAGCTCATCTATTGCTTCTACAATGATTGGATCGTGCTTCATCTCCTCAGGGAACCAGATCTTCTTCATCTTGAACCAAGGTAACACAATGTTGAATCGCTGCATCTTGTTAGTAGACGGACGTATCCCAGGTCTATTACTGTTGCCCTCAGAGGCTAGTGTGAAGTAGTTGTTACGGTTGGTCATCTCACGTTGGATCCATTGGATAAATCCTCCCTGCTGGCCAGTCACTTCCACCCCAACCTGCTGTGGTTTGTACATCTGAGCCAAACGGAATAGATCATCAATGTTTTGATCCATAAGCTGACGCTTACAGATACCATCGACCCATAACCAGTCACCGTTACTGTTGAGGGCCCACACCGATATAACACTATAGTCAGCACTACTTTTCTCGCTCGTAGCAAAGTCAGTAGTTATATAGAAATTATAAGCACCTTTGTTCTTAAGAAGTCCCTTACGCTCGTACCAAATGATGTCTCCGTTCTGCACCAGTCTGTCTTCGTCAGACATGATGCGCAACATGAGCTCCTGGTTGAAGGAAGCGATCTGACCGGTCTTCACTGCACGGTTGTACTGCTCTTCTATGTACTCGTAGGTGAATCGGTCATCCCAAGCACCTCTGAAGTCCTCCCTACTACATGGGAACTTCTCACATACCGGGAATACGTTCACACTCCAGGCACCAGACTCAACAGCCTTATACAATGGATCCTTAGAGTTAAATGGAGTACCTGACCAGATAATCCTGCGACGCATTGGATGTAGAGCGTAGTTGATGGCCTTATAAACAGTATCTTCAATGGATTTAATAACCGTTGGAGACCGTGCATCCTCATCCGACACCAAGTCATCCAATATAGCTAAGGTAGGTCTCTTACCCATCTCCTTACTACCACGAACACCCGTACTTGCACCGTAACCTTTTACGATAAACGTCTTACCTTCTGAATTCCGGAATTCCCAACGAATATCCGTGAACTTAGTAAAGGGAACATAAATTTTAAGAAAATCACTATTCTCATAACGATACTCCAAATTCTTCCGCATGTTTTTAACGCCGTTCTCTATACTGTCAGAAACATATAACGCTAAATCAACATCAAACTCTGGGAATCCACCATAAGTTGCAATATATAAGAATAAATACTCACCCATTAGTGTTGTTTTAGCAGATCCACGGAATAACATATTTAATATGTCGGCATCACCCGTCGCAATCTGATCTAACATTTTATAATGAAGTACTGGAGTCTTAT